TGCGATAACTAAACGCAAGGGCGAGATGTATGCCGACTATCTAAACAGAGTAAAAGCTAATCCTATCGCGCGGTTAGTTAAGATTGCTGATTTATCTCATAATATGGATCTATCTCGACTATTAAAGATTACCGAAAAAGATTTAGAGAGAAAAGCCAAATATATCAAAGCAAAAGAATTTTTAGAAAATTAGAAAACAAATTAATCAAGCAACCCGATCAGAAATGGTCGGGTTTTTTATTGGGGTAAATAAATGAAGTTTACAGACAATACAGCGCAATCAAAAACACAGCGGATTATCACTAAAGACGGCTTTTTGGTAGTGCCAGCGACAATTTCAAAAGTTGGTGTTTTTGACTATCTGGCCTCTGAATTAGGTTTAAAAGAGGACGGAATTAAAAAGGTCGCACGAACAGAAAAATCACTATTTTCTGATGAAACCATTGAGAGCTTTGAGAACGCAACGCTCACAATTGGACACCCAGAGCAAGGCGTAAACGCTAAGAACTGGAAAGAGCTATCCGTTGGGGTTGTGCGTAATGTTAAGCGAGTGGGCGATGAACTCACGGCAGAGGCTTGGATTTATGATGAACAAGCTATTAAAACCGTACAAGAACACGGTGTAGAACAGCTATCTTGCGGTTATGACTGCAATATTATCCAGTCAAGCGTTAAAGATGCAGATTTTGAGATGTCTCCGATGATCGGAAACCACGTGGCGATTGTGGCAAAGGGTCGCTGCGGTGGAACTGTAAAACTTGCCGATGAGGAAAGAACCGTTATGGGAAAAACCGCTAAATTCCTCGATGCGTTTTTAGGTGCATTCGGCATCAAATTGTCCGATGAGCAGAAAAAACAAATCGAAGAAGATGAAGAAACCGGTAAAGAGAGTGATAAAGCTCCAAAAGCTGAAAAGCCAACTGAACCAAAAGAAAAACAATCTGAACCCGAAGATAAAAAGGAAGAAGAAGTGAACAAAGAAGAGTTTGAAAAACAACTTAAAGCCAAAGATGCAGAAATTCAAGCATTGAAAGATGCACAGGCAAAACGTGATGCAGAATTAGCACAAGCGGCAATGTTGGCTGATGCACAATCTGTATTCAAAGATGTGAAATTCGCAGATAAAGCAAGCGTTCGCGAAATCCAAGAGAGCGTTATTGTTGCTCAAGGTATCTTCACAAAAGATGCTGCGGCCAAATTATCAGATGCTGAAATTTCTGGCGCGTATCAAGTAGCTAAAGCGGTTACTGCTAAATTAGCTGATGAACGCAAATCTTTAGGTAACATCTTGTTAGGTGATGCGAAAACTGAAACCGCACCTAAATTAGACTTCAATAAAACTTACAATCAATAGGGGTAATAAATAATGGGTTACGCTTACGAACAAGCTCCAGCAAAAGCTGGTGAATTAGGCAAAGGCAACTTTGCGAGTGCAAAAACAAGTGCGGAAAAAGTAACTGGTAAAGTAAAAGCTGGTGATTTTGTAGCATTAAATCCAGAGGGTGGTGTAAAAGCGTTAGCGGCTAAAACTGATGTATTGGCCGGCGTAGTATTTGCAAGCACTATCCGTGACGAATGGAATGATGGCGAGCTTTGCGATGTAATGCATATTGCAGCAGGTGATGCGGTATGGGTAAACGTTGCAATTGGTAAAGCTGTTACACGTGGTAAAAAAGTTTACGTATTAACCGCAGGTGGTGACGGTAAAACTGGTGCGATTCAAGGTGAAACAGAAGCTAGTGCAATCGAAACTCCATATACCGTAATTGATGTTAAAGGTCAATTAGCGTTAATTTCTAAATTATAAGGGGCTAAACAGATGTCTTTATTAACTTACGTACAAAACGGTTTAACTGCTGTTAGCAAAGAAATCGCAGAAACCAAATATCCTGAAATTGTGTTCCCACAATTCGTTTTCGTTGACCAGCAAACAGCTGTTGGCATCACAGAAAAATTACACTACGGTGCAGATGAACACGGTTCTTTAGATGATGGCTTAATCACTACTGGCACCAGCACTTTAGACCAAGTGGAAGTTAACTTTAGTTCAAAACGCTCTTACATTGTGCAATGGGCTAAATCTGTTACATGGACTAAACCAGAGTTAGAACAAGGTCAATTATTAGGTTTAAAACTCGACACGGCAAAAATCATGGTGTTAAACAAAAACGCTCAACAAACTTTACAAAAAGTTGCGTTCTTGGGTCACGCTAAGGATGGTCGTTTAACTGGTTTATTAAACTCAAAAGATGTATCTGTTCACACCTTAAAAGGTGCAGCAAAAAACACCAGAATTCAAGAAATGGACTTTGATAAAGCAGTAGATTTCTTCAAAGAAATGTTCTTGGCCGGCTTCGAGCGTACAAAACACATTGAAGCACCAAATACTTTCGCTATTGATGCGTTAGATTTAGCTCACCTTGCTTTAATTAAACGAGCAAACACTGATACAACTGCGTTGGAGTTCTTAGTTAAGAACTTATCTGCCGCGGCTGGTCGTGATGTTGTACTCAAAGCGTTACCGTCTGACTTCAGTTCTCGAGTGACTGATGGCAAAAACCGTGCGATTGTTTATGTAAACAGCAAAGAACACGTGATTTTTGATGTGCCGATGACTCCAACTGTGTTAGAAGCAAAAGAAAAAGGTTTATTAGCTTACGAGTCAGGCTTACGCATGGCATTCGGCGGCGTTACCTTTATCGAGCCAGAATCTGCTCTTTATGTAGATTACTAGGAGGAATAAATGCCAACAATAGACGATTTTCGTGAACGTTATCCAGAATTTAAAGAGGTCGATGGTTTCCGCATTGACCTTTTTTTATTGGATGCACAGCAAGAAATCAGCCAAGCACGATGGGGGCGACTTTTCGAGCGTGGAGTGTTGGCATTGGCTGCTCATTTGCTCCGTCTTTCTCTTTGGGCGACAGAGGGTAACGGTGGGGCAAATCGCAATGTAGCGAGCGAGTCGGCAGGGGAGCTTTCTGTTGGCTATGCTGTACCGACAATCACAGGCACTGATGCAGATTATCAATTAACTGCATACGGTCAAGAATACTTACGCTTGCGTAAGCTCGTTGGGATAGGTGTGATGGTGGCTTAATGAGTGTTCAAGTTACAGGTAATCTTGCGAAATTCAAACAGCTTATCGAGCAAATAAAAGCAACTAGCGAAAAGGCTGTGTATGTTGGGTTTCCTGCTGAGTTTAATGAGAAAGTAGAGGGTTCAGATAACTTTAATCTAGCCTCTCTAGGTGCGGTGTTAGAGTTTGGGAATGAACACATCCCATCTCGTCCGTTTCTTCGCCAAACATTGGCAGAAAATCAAGAGAAATACACAGCGTTATTTGTAAAGCTGTTTGAAAGCGGTGTTTCAATAGAGCAAATCTATGAACAAATCGCTTTAGTTGCTCAAGGTGACGTCCAGCAGAATATTGCTAATGGCGGTTGGGTAGAAAACGATGATTCAAGCAAAATAGCATGGAGACTTAAGGATATTAAAGATCCTAAACGCAGGAAAGAACTTAGAGCAACATTAGATCCAAGTAGCGTTAAGAAAAAGCCGCTTATATGGAATGGACACTTGCGCGATTCTGTAAAAGGTATAGTCAAATGAGCTTAATTAATCAATTTCCTCGCTTTTTGAATAGCAAGTTTAGCCAGAAAGTAGTCGTAAAACATCTACAAGGCGAACATTCAGCTATTGACTATAAAGCAGGATATGTTGAAGAAAAGGTCACTGCAATAGTGATGCCAACATCGCCTAACGATGTTCAATTCTTGCCAGAGGGTGAGCGGTTTCTGCCAAGCATTAAAATCTACACTGTTAAGCCTTTAAAGATAGGTGATCTAGTAGATTATCTTGGTGAAACTTACAAAATCAAAACTGTGGGTAATTGGAAAGACTATGGATACTACAACAATATCGGCATTCGACATAGCCAAACTGCGAAAGTGGATTCAAGAGGCTTTGAAGTTACCTAAAGAGGCTGTAATCGGTGGCTGGTTGCCAGAAAATCCCCTGCCTGCATTTATTACTATGGATGTATTAAATACCAACGAAATAGGGCAGGCGACACGAGAATTTGACGGCAAACGAGAGCGTATTAGACAATCAATGCAAAGCACGGTAAGCGTTTCTTGTTTTGGTCGTAATTCACTCGCTCAAAGCTACAAATTAAAAGCTATTTTCCAAAGTTCAGCGTTTCTTTCCTTTCTTAAATCAAACCATTGGGGTGTTATCCGTTTTTCTGATGTTCGCAACCTAACCGCTACGGTTGGCGCAGATTATGAAGAGCGTGGGCAATTTGATGTGATTTTCAGTCATCATCACATTGTAGATACTCCGTTAGATCCGATTGAGAGGGTTGAGCAACGGACGAATAATAAATCACAAGATATAGGAGCATAAGCCAAATGGCATTATCAATCTCTAATATTGTAAACGTGCAACTAAATACAGTTCCGAAGTCTGCGGCTCGCAAATCATTCGGTACGGTTGCACTCTTCACACCAGAAGCAGGACAAGCATTTAACAATGATACTACACGCTACATATATGTAGATAGTCAAAAAGATGTGGAAGTTCTCTTTGGTACAAATTCAGAAACAGCAAAAGCGGCTCAACCGTTCTTTGCTCAAAGTCCACGTGCGAAACAGTTAATTATTGCACGCTGGCAAAAAGAACAGGTAACAATCAACGCAACAAGTAATGCACTTAGAGGTGCTACACTGTCTGATGGTTTGAGTTCATTTAAGGCTGTAACAAATGGTAAGTTTGCTATTACGGTCGGGTCAGAAATTAAAAAGTTAGAGGGTTTGAACTTCTCGAAATTAGCTGACTTTTCCGCCATTGCTAACGCTATTCAAACAAAATTAACACAGCTTTCTGTTGCTGCCAGTGTTACATACGATGAAGTTGGAAATCGTTTCATTATCACCTCAAATACATCTGGCGTAAGTAAGGAAACAGAAATCTTCTACGCTATCAATGAGGCTGGTAATGGTGATTACATTGGTGGATTGCTAAAACTTGAGGACGGTCAAGCTACACGAGTCATTGGTAAGGCTCAAACTCAGGTTAAAGCCGAGAAAGTAGAAGAGGCTCTATTTAATGTTGCAGAAGTTGAAAATAGCTGGTACGGCTTCACTTTTGCTGCTCAATTAACAGATGAGCAAATCGAGGCCGCAGCTAAATATGCTCAAGCTAATGATAAGTTGTTTGGTGTTAGCGTTATCAAGCCAGAGCAAATTGAGTGGGAAAACACAAACGTTTTCAAAAAATTATATGACGCTCAATTAGATCACACTTTAGCGGTGTTTGACAAAAATGATATGTACCCTGCGTCATCTGCGTTGTCTCGCTTGCTATCCGTAAACTTTGCAGCTAACAACTCAACGCTTACACTTAAGTTTAAACAACAACCAACAATCACCGCAGACGAAATCACTGCGACAGAGTTTGCGAAAGCGAAACGACTAGGTATTAACGTTTACACTTACTTTGACGATGCGGCAATGCTCGCAGAGGGTACGGTAATCGGTGGTAAATTCGCAGATGAAATCGTTATCCTTGACTGGTTCAAAGATGCGGTACAAAAAGAGGTGTTTGCTCGCTTATACAAATCACCGACTAAAATCCCTTTAACCGACAAAGGTCAAGCAATCTTAATTTCTGCGGTTGAAAAAGTTTGCTTAGAGGGTGTAAACAATGGAGCGTTCGCTGCCGGTAAATGGACTGGTGATAGCTTCGGCAATCTAAAAACCAATGATTACCTAGAAAAAGGTTATTACATTTGGGCCGCTCCAATGGATACGCTTTCCGATAGCGACCGTGAGCAGCGTAGAGCAACGCCAATTCAAACTGCGGTTAAATTGGCTGGTGCAATCCATTCAAGTGATGTGATTGTAAACTATAACCGATAATTAATAGGGCTGGGTAATCCAGCCTTTTTTCTTTTAAGAGGACAAAATAATGGCAATTTTCGATCCAAAACAGGTCGTGGTGTTACTTGACGGGAAAGAAATTTCTGATTGGGCAGATGGCTCGGATGTTATCAGTGCAGTGAATCAAGTTGATGCAGGTCAATTAGTTATCGGTGCGAACGGTACGGGGGTTTACATCGCCAATCCAGACAATTCTGGAAAATTAACACTTAAGATTAAGCAACACTCTGCGGATAATGCTCATCTTTCAAAACTATTCAATCAACAAAAAAGCAGCATTAAAACATTTTTACCTATCACTTTGTCAATCCGTGATTTGATTAATGATGATGTTGTTACCGCAACAAAGGGCTATTTTACCACTCCAGCACAATATGTTCGTGGTAACGGTCATAATGCTACAACATGGACGATTGTTTTTGAACAAATGACAATGAACTTAGAAAAAGGCGTTGAATAATGGAACAAGTTAAGCAATTCACTATCGAGGATGTAACTTACACAATGACACCAGCTAATGCTATGTCTGCGTGGACTGCGTTAAAAAACGCAATGAAGCTGCTCCAATCTGTTGATTTATCTGCGTTGGGCGATAGCAAAAAGTTGGGCGTTGGGGTATTAACTACGGTATTAGCTAATTTGGGCGATTCAAGCGTTAAAGAGCTAGAGAATATCGTATTAAGTCACACAGCTTGCGAGCAAGACGGTCAAAAATATCGCCTGTCAGAGCGTTTCGACAGCCATTTTAATAAACATCGAGGTCATCTAATCACTGTATTGAAAGAGGGGTTAACCTATCAATTCGCTGATTTTTTTATCGGTGGGGGTGGATTGCTGAACAATATTCAAGGCAACCTCAAGGCGTAGAGAATCAAGCAGAAAGTAGAGTTGATTGGTTTGTGTTTACGCCAATCATCAAGAATCTGTGTACGCTGAATGAATTAAGATCGGTTTATTCAATATCCGATCTTATTTCTTTCCACGAGGTAATAGTGGAATTAAATCAAATGGAGCAAAGCAATAATGCTATTAGATGAATTACTGATTAAGATTGGTATTGATGCAGATAGCCAAGCGATGCGAGAGTTTGAGCAATTCTTAAACTCCGTCAATGATGGCACGGAAAACGCTGTCGATGGTTTGAGTTCATTCGCAAAATCAATAGAAGATATTGTCAGTAATGCAACGGCTCAAGCGAGAGACATGCCAGAATTTGCTGAATTCTTCCAATCTATCGAACAGCTCCAACAAGAAACAGCAAATCTTTCTCAAGATGAATCACTGGATGCTTGGGTTCAAAAGCTAATAGAAAGCGATCAAATGTTGTCGGCATTTGGTGAGGATTTCATTAACAATAGTGCAGAGCTAACAAGAGAATTACAAGAAGCTGGACTAAGTGCCGAGCAAGTCGAATCTGTAATTAATAAACTTGGCGCCGCTATTGAGCAGAAGAAAAACTCTGTTGATTTGGACAGCAAAGCTGTTTTAGCAAATACAGAAGCCACAAAAGAAAATGCTGATGCTGTTAATGACTTATCTGGTGATCTTATTGAGCTATGGGCTAACAAATACGGTGCGGATGAATTAGTTCAGAAGTTCAACATTTTAGGCGTAAGCATTAACGCTGCAACATTAAAAGTTGCCGCATTTGGTGCGGCTTTCTTAGCTGCAACCGTTGGCGTTAAAAACTTTGTTGATGCAAATCTTGATGCACTAGATGAGATTAAACAGTTATCAAATGTAACTGGCGAATCAGCAGATCAGATTTATCTTTTAGGCAAGGTCGCAGAAGTAAACGGTTCTTCTGCTCAAGCTGCTCAATCATCAATCGAGGGGTTATCTCGGACAATCGGTGAGGCTGCCGCTGGAGTTGGTCGAGGAGCTAAGTCTTTTGAGCAGTATGGATTAAGTGCTAAAAAAGCCAATGGCGAAATAAAATCATCTAGCGAGCTATTCGGTGAAATATCCGAAAAAATGCAGCAAATGAGCAATCAAGAGCAAATAGCAATGCTTTCTAAGCTTGGTATTGATGGCTCTATGATTCAGATGCTACGGCTTGGTAATGATGAGTTAGCTGAACAGATTGCTCTAGCGGAAGCCTTAACGCTTGGAGTTGGAAACGCTGAAAATGCTGAAACCGCAGCGGCTTTCAAGGATGCTTTAACGCAGGTTTCTCAAGTATTCACCGCAATAGGCGAGTACGTATCTTTGAGAGTAGCTCCGTCAATTCAACGATTGGCAGAAAGCTTCACAAAATGGTTTGTTGAAAACAATGACTTTATTAAGTCCATATTAAATGGGTTTAGCAAGGTTCTCTCGTTCTTGTTTGAAGTGGCAGGTGCAATTAATAACGTTATTGAAAGCACTATCGGCTGGAAGTCTGTGATTATTGCTCTAGGCGGCTTGATGTTGTGGCTAAGTCGCAGAATGTTATTAGCGTTTGCGACAAATCCGATAACTTTAGCCGTTGGAGCTGTTACAGCCTTATTTCTGCTCATTGATGACTTTATGACATATCTTGAGGGCGGTGAAACTGCTCTTGGTGATTTCTGGAAGCCTTTCGCTGACGGCTGGAAATCTATCAAGCTTTGGATTGATAAAGCTAAAGTATGGGTTAAGAATTTTGCTGATGGCTGGAGTGATGCGTTAGACATTATCAAACCACTAAAAGGCGTGTTATCTATCGTCTGGTCTGCTATCGAAAGCATATACGGCAGCTTCTCAAGATTATTAAAACAAATCTTCGGTACAACAAGTGCGGTTGATGAGTTTGGTAATAATGGTGAATCTGTCGGCAGTGCGTTGGCGAGTGTATTTAACTTTATCGCTCAGACTCTTGAGGGGCTTTCTGGCGTTATTGCAGTTGTTGCGACGGCCTTATCGTCCTCATTTGAGGCGGCTATTTCTGCTGTAATTGGCTTATTTAAAATGCTTGGTGCGGTGTGGGATGGTATTGTTTATGGTTGGACTAGTGGCGATTGGTTAGGTGCTTTTAAGCGGATGTTCTCTAAAATGGGGGATGTCGTGCTTGGTGTTTGGGATAACATTAAAAAAGCAGCTATTGAGTTTGTTAATAGTTTGATTTCTATTGTCAATAAGTTTGGCGCAGGGATCGAGCCGATAGAGATACCAATCACTCAACGAGTTCAAACTATTGGCGAAAATGTTGGATCTGTCGCATCTTCTGCGGCTGGGTTCGCTCAAAGTGCTGCATCAATGCAAAATATGGTTCTTGGTGCATCCATGGCTGCATCTTCTGGAGCTAGTCAGCAAACTACAAACACAGATAACAGTCAGAAAAACAGTAATAATAAAATAACTATTACGCAGCACATTCAAGGCTCAGATAATCCTAAAGCCGTGGCAGACCAATCGGCAAGAGCAATCAATAATCAACTATCAACAGTTATAGGTTAAACATGGCTAATTTTGCTCAAGTGTCCAATAGAAATATTGGGCAAATTACATTTGATGCTATCACAGTCGAAGATCATCAATCAGACCTATCAATCACAGAGAATCCGATTGAATCTGGAGCTGCGATAGCAGACCATGCTGTCATTCAACCAAAGAGAGTGACAATAAATGGTGTAATGGTAGATCACGACCATAGCTCATTTAGCGGAAGCATTCCTTTTCTTGGGAATATACGAGGAGCTTCCGATTTCCTCAATGCTATACCGCTTCCAGTTGATGTTGTAACTAAAACAGCTCAAACGATTGCTAAAGCTGGACGAGTGATTAGTCAGGTCGCAGGAGCTTTCAATCAAGTTAAAAATGCGTTTAATCAGGTGCGTTCAATCGCACCTTTTTTGCCAGATTTTGGGCTTGGCGGACTACTAGATAGCGGAGTTGGTGATAGTAGAGTTCAGAAGTGTTATGCCGATTTAGTGGCTTGCCAAAAATCAGGTGAAACAATAGACATTCAAACAGGCATTCACCTGTATGAGAATATGATGATTGAATCAATATCCGTTAATCAATCACAAGACGGAAGTGCAACATTTACGATAGCGGCAAGGGAAATATTTATTGTTGATACTCAAACATCAAGCTCAAGCGGCGGCGGAAACAGTAACGGAAAATCTGGAGCTGGAGGAAAATCAACAACAGCAGGGAAGAGTAAGAGCGGAAGAGCTGCAACGCAGTCAGCAAGCAAAACCCAACAAGGAACGACGCAACCCGTGAAAGCTACTCCTAAGAAAACTTCGCACCTTGGCAATGTGATAGGAGTTAGAAAATGAGATTAATTCCAGTTACACAATCGCCATATCAAGAGCAGACATTTGATTTTAATGGTCGAAAAATCCGTTTAACACTACGATTTAATAGTATAGGCGAATTCTGGTCAATGGATGTTTTTGAACCGGTGACTCAAAAACAAATCTGCCAAGGTCAAGCCTTGGCGTGCGGAGTACCTATTCTATTGCGCTCAACTCAACCTTATTTCTTTTACTTAGAGGATGAGAGCGGTGCTGATTTAGATGTCATGGCCGCAAGCGACTTAGGCACAAGATGCTTCTTGTATATAGGGGCTAAATAATGAAACAGTTTGGTCGTCAATGGAAGCTTGATATTAGCAATGATAGCGAAACAGTATCAATAGAGCAACTACGGGTCGCATTTGAAATTGATAAAACAATCAATGAGAAACCTAACCCTGCGAAAATTCAAGTCTGGAATCTGAACCGAAATCACATCAATAAATTATTAAGCCAAGATTACAAGAAAGCCGCCTTATCAGTGGGCTACAGCGAATTAAGACAGATTTACTCTGGCGACATTACAAAAGTTAGAATCCAGCGAGACGGATTAGACTTTGTTTTAACGCTTGAGTGTTCTGACGGACACGTGGCTTATACGCAGTCCAGAGCTAAAACAACGCTTAAAGCAGGGGCGACAGATAAACAAATAGTCGAAGAAATACAAAAAACAATGCCAAAGGTGCAGGCTGGAGCGATTGATATACCAAACAAACGACAGCTTCCACGTGGGAGGGTTTTAAATGGCGATAGTCGTGAGGTGTTGAATAGAGTGGCAAGAAATAACAATGCTGACTGGTCTATTCAGGACGGTTCTTTAGTGTTTCTTCCAAAGGATAAGGTTTTAAGTGATGAAGCCGTATTAATATCTCAAGACACAGGAATGATTAACGCTCCAGAGCAAACAGATGATGGACTAGAAATTACTTGCCTACTTAATCCAGCTCTACAAATTGGTGGATTAATCAAACTTGAATCAATCATTGAGTATTTTAATGGCGAGTACAAGGTTGTTAAATTGGCACACTCTGGCGATGGCATAGGTGGCGACTGGCATAGCAAAATGACTGTCGTGGGCGGTAAATTTCAAAAAGTAGATGGTGGAAAAGGTGGTAAATAGATGAATTATAGTCAAACACTAGCAACACCAGAAACAGCAGCAGACCAGCAAATTCAACAAGCACAATTAAATCTACACACTGCGTTACCTGCTAAGGTGGTGAGTTTTGATTCAAGCAAGCAAACAGTAACGCTTGCCACACAGATTAAGATGAAATTAGCTGATGGAAAAGATGCTGATATTCCTGCTCTTGTCGATGTTCCAGTTAGTTTCCCTAGAGGCGGTGGATTCGCTGTTACATTCCCATTAAAAGAGGGTGATGAGGGAATAGCGATATTTTCCGAGCGGTGCATAGATGGTTGGTGGCAAAATGGCAGTGCATCAGCACCTCTTGATTTTAGGCTGCACGACCTATCAGATGCGATGTTTATTCCTGGTGTTTGTTCAGTTCCTAGAGTTATTAAAAACTTTTTCAATGACGGGCTTTCGATGCAAACGCTTGATGGCGGAACGTATATTCGGATCAAAAACGGGACAATCTTAATCAAGGGCAATATAGAGCATCAAGGAGATACAGCACAGAAAGGTAAGCATAGTTCAACAGGAATCATTTCAAGTGACACTGATGTTAAGTCGGCTGGAATATCTGGGAAATCACACAAACACACAGGCGACAGCGGTGGAACGACAGGAGTGCCACAATGACGGTTAGAGTTAGACGAGTGGATAAAAATCACGATTGGACTTTTGGACAAGGGTTTTCAAACTACGCAAGCGAATCAGAGGCTATTGCTCAAAACGTTCAAACTAGACTTTGGTCGTTCACTAATGACTGGTTTTTAAACCTAGAACACGGTTTGCCGTGGCTGGAGCAAATGGGGCGAAATGTTGATTTGTCAGATTGGGAAATCAGAATAAAACGCCATGTATTGCAAACTGATGGAGTGGTAAAGATAACTGATTACGAGGCTATTCTAAATTCAGATAATCGAAAACTTGAAGTGTATATCACTTATCAGGATATTTACGGGAAAGAGCAATCAGCGAGCTATACATCATAGGGGTAAATCATGGCAACACTAACGGAAGAGGGGATTAAGATTGAGAGATTGGACAGTATTGTTTCGACTCTTGAAAATGGCTTGCGTCAAATATACGGTCAAAATATCGACTTATCACCAAACACTCCAGACGGGCAAGTTGTTGGATTACTTGCTCAAATTAGAATGGATTTTGAGGAGCTAGCTGAGAATGTATATAGACAGCTAGATCCAGATGTGGCAACTGGTGCATGGCTGGAGCAGCGAGTGGCATACGCTGGATTAATGCGTAGGGGTGCTAATTACAGCTATTTAAGGTCAGTGGCTTTAACTGGTGAGCCGAATACAAGGCTATATTCTGGGATTGTAGTTTCGGACACTCATAAGGTTAGATGGGTTCTTGCATCCGATGTCACACTTGATTCAAATGGTTCAGCACGAGCGGATTTCAGAAGTGAGCAGCTTGGAGCATTTAACTTAGCAAAAAACACAAATTTAACCATTGAAACAATCACTCTTGGTTTGATTAGTGCAACGACTCAAGAAGATGCAGAGGTTGGCATTGAAGAAGAAACAGACATTCAGTTAAGGGAGCGTTTCTTGTTTAGCCGTACAAAAAACGCACAAAACTCGGCAGAGGCAATTAATGCTAAGATTGCGGCCTTGCCAGATGTTAAGCACGTTAGAGTGCTTGAGAATAACACGGGTCAAAGAGATTCATTCGGTGTAGAGCCTCATTCAATTAATGTCATTGTTAATGGCGGTGATAGTGCGGATATTGCCGATGTTATTTACCAGAACAAAGGTGCAGGCGTAGGATTGCAAGGTGATACACAAGTTACGCTCCAAAGGGATAACGAACAACGAGTAATTAAATTCGACCGTGCGGCAATGGTTGATATTCAAATCTCGATGCGATGCGTAAGATACGAAGATTTTACTCAAATTAACAAGAGCGAAATTACCGAGCAACTAGCGAAACAGGTGTTTAATATCGGTCAAACTGTTTCTTTATCTCGACTATATTCGCCGATTAACCAAGTCGGTGGATTCTGGGTTAAGGAATTAAAAATCGCACGAAAAGGTCAACAGTTGAAAGCTGAAAACGTAGTGCTGCAACCTCGTGAGATTGCTAGGATTTTACCAAATGATGTGACAATCGAGGTGGAATAATGCCTTACTCTGATTTAATAATCTGGCAATACAGAGGTAAACCTAAAGCACAGGCGACAATTAAGCTTTTTGAAGAGGTTATCGCTAAAGGGTTTATTGATTTATATAAACTACAAGATGTTCTCAACATTGAAACAGCAACAGGGCATCAATTAGATTTGGTCGGTAAGCATGTTGGGCAGTTTAGGGTAATCAACGGTTACTATTTGAGAAGCTTCTTCGGTTTTCATACTGCTCAAAATGCCATGCCGTTTAGTAAAAATAGACAAGGTGGCGGCCAGTGGTATCGCAGGCGAGATCCTTTAGCTGACTCGGTTGTTCTTGGGGATGATGATTATAGATTCCTTATTAAATGCCGAATAATAAAAAACTACCAAACAGGCACGCTACCGAACATTATCGAGGCGTGCCGTTTTATTTTTGGCGATGGCTGCCGAGTTGTAGATAACTTAAATATGACGGTTTCTGTGAGCGTTAAAAGCATCTCACTGACGGATTTCACACGATACGCAATTCAACACTTGGATATTCTACCAAGACAAGCTGGTACTAAGATTACATTCCACATTGAATAGGAGTAATAAATGGCATTATTTAATAAGCCAGATGAGAAAATTTTCGCCTCTAATGCAAAACAAGGCGAAGTTAATGAATTCCCAGATGTTCCCAGAGGTTGGGGGCTTTCATTCGACCAAACTGGCGGTATCCCTCCTATGGAGTGGTTTAACTGGCTATTCAAAAGAACCGATGAGAGATACGGCTATTTGATGCAGCGAGGACTCCCTGAATGGTCGGCTACTCTTGATTATCCAGAGGCGGCTTATGTTCAGTATAACGGGCTGAGTTACAAATCGTTAAAAGCAAACAAGGGCAAGCTTCCTGATGAGGATGATTCTATTTATTGGGTTCGCTGGGGTGACTCAATGAATATCAAAAAAGGGTCAATCAATCAAGCTGGTATTGTTCAGTTAAGCTCTAGTGTAATCAGTAATAGCGAAGAGTACGCAGCGACATCAAAAGCTATTAAAACAGTTCGAGATGAAGCCGTACTTAAAACCGGTGACACAATGACAGGTATGCTAACAGTACCTAATGTTGTTATTAATGACCCGTCCAATAATGACAATTCATTACAGATTGGCGACGATGCACGTTTTGTTGATGTTGACAATACAAATACTATCGGACTCATAGGCATACAAGATCCGAATGTAGGATTTATAGCTTACGGAAGTGCTAAAAAAAGATTCGGTTTTGATGGATATAGATTTAGATCTGATTCATCTATATTCACGGATAATTATGGATTCGGTTCGTATATCAATCAGTACAACTCAAACGCCCCATTCATGGTTGAAGAGACTGGATCAGCAGACAGGGATACATATCACCCATTTATCAAAGGGAAAGTCAGAAGAGCCGGTCAATTCGGAACAGCGTTCTCTTTTGGCTATACCACAATGCAGGGCGCTGGTGACGGCTTCGGGCGAGGTATTATTCACTTAATTGAAGATAGTGGAAGCAATAGGTGGTGGTCTTTTGAACACAATGGCGATTTCAAAAGCGGAGGGGATGTTATTAGCGGTAACGGCAGAGGCTTAAATTCTGCGTTAATGGAGAATATTTTCTACAACTTTAGAAATAAGTTTCAAATGGCGGAGTATTCTGGTCACGGTGCTGTTTCAAGGGTTTTCAGAATTCCTATCACAGATAACAGAGGATTTAAAGTGTATGCTACTGAGGTTTCTCTCGGCCCGAATCTTGGAGGCACAACATTGAACCTAGCTGAGGCATTACAAGGGTTCAAGGTTGGTGTTGCAACAAGTGCTGTTGGGGGACACAAGAGAGCTTACGCTGTGGAGTTTAGTGGAGACAATACGGTTAATATTTATACAGATCCTGTAATTGCTACACAGAAAATAAGTTTAATTCTAATTGGTGAGTACTTCTATTAAGGATTGATTATGTTTAAACAATTTAATATTAAATCTAAAATTTTCGATGAGCCGTTTGCAGTGATGGCAGAAGATGGGGAATATACTTTTGAGACATTTGGCGAAGATTGGTTTCCTGTCAATTCTCAGGAGGAGGTTAATTCAATCTGGTTAAGTGTGACAGGTGGCGGTGAGGTATGGGTTGAAGATGGGGTGATTAAATACTCCGGTGCTGCTCCCACTGAATATCATTTCTTTGATATGAAAACGAAGAAATTCAAGGAATCACAAGAGAAAAAAAATAGTTTCTTAACATCTAAAAAAGAAGCCTTACTTACCTCTCTGGCTGATAAAGCGGATAAAATTAAAAATAGCTTGCTCGTTGGATACCCTCAAACCGAAATTGAGAGTTTTTATCGACAAGAGAAAGAGGCTTTAGCGTGGCAGGTAAATAATAAAGCAGACACGCCAATGCTTAAGCAGATTGCACGCATCCGTAATATTCCTTTTGATGTTTTGGTACAAAAAGTGCTTGAGAAATCAGAGCAATTCGCCCTTGCTGTTGGTGTGATTATTGGGCAAAGACAGGCGTTTGAAGATCGCCTGTTAGCCACAAAGACACTAGAAGAACTCACAACACTTGAAAAGGAAATCTTAGAATGGAAATTCCAAGTAAATTAAAACTCTACGCTTATCACAATCTAATCGCTTTAGACCAGTTATTAAATGCCTTAACAGGCGGAGCAGCAGATGAAACGTTATCAAGTCGCACCTATCGTGGTGCGATTTTAGTTTCCAGTCCAAGAAAACGATGGACAGTGCTTTATCGTTTGATTAATTGCTTATTTAGAGATGAAGAACACTGCAAAACAGCGTATGAGAGCGAATTAAAAGGCAGACAGCACGACAAGCGGTTTAGCCAAATGCGTAAGGGGGCTTAAATGTCACAAACCGACATTATTCTTTATCGAGGCGATGATGAGGAGCGAAGAGTTCGGATTTATGAGAAACAACAAAATGACGAACTTAAGCCATACGACCTAACCAATATCAAACGGTTAGATTTATGGGCTAAAGTTAGAAGCCATACTGTAATTTCTCTATCTAGCACAGATGAAACCATTAAAGTCGTAGATGCAGAGAATGGCGTAATTTTACTTAAATTTCACCACGATTTAACGAAATACGCCATTTGGTCAGAAGCAAATTACGACTTACAAACAATATCCAACACGGGGGCGGTTAAAACGGTGATTAGAAACGCACTTTTTAAACTAGAGGGCGATGTCACACCGCAACCGAATGAAGAAGATGTGTAAAGATGAATTAGTAGTAATTATTGAGCCGCCTCAAGAGATTGAGGTGGTAATTGAAAAGGTCGAGATTGTCAAATTAGGTGATGGACAATGCGACCAGAAAATCCCAACCCTCGAAGAATTGAAAACTTTTTATAATATAGGAGCTTTATAAGATGGCAGCACAAGAATTTCACCAAACCATCACAGCATTTGCCGAGTTCGTAGGTGAGAAAGATAAGGAAATTACTAAACTTATCGGCAACCTAACAACTTTAAGCACAACAGAGAAAACAAATCTAGTTGGTGCAATCAATGAATTATTTCAATCCGTAAGAAGCCTATCTGGTAGTGCGGCAGGCATTAACGACAGTGCGACTAACGAAACTTCAACGCTATCCGCCAAGAAAATTCTTGAGCTTTTAGCACAAGCGAAAGCTGATGTTAAAAATGATCTTTTAGGTGGTGAAGTTGAGCAAAGCATTGACACTATTAAAGAGTTAGGCGACTTGCTCAAAAACATTCAAACTGGCGAGGACGGCTTGAATAAATTAGTTCAAAAAGTTACACAAACCAATCAAGCCTTAACACTTCTGACAGGTAAATTCACAACGTTAGACGGACTTAACCTTAAAGAAGCGTATCAAAGAGGATATAACAGATAATGGCGCTTGATACAACACTTAATCAATTTGCCGAGTATCTAGGTAGTGAGGTTAAACGAGTTGAGGGATTGATACCGACAGGGGGTAACACTGGCGGTCAATCTAGCAACTCGCCAATAATCACTGGTAACGGACGACCTGACAAACCTGATACAACAGGCGGTAAGATTACAGGTAATGAACCGAACGGAACTGTTTACAGTTCTTCAGACGGTGATCGTGTTGGGGCATATTTATGGCAGAAACGAAATAACAAATGGGATATTGTTGCAGGTGATACAGGCAATCGGATAATGAAACACGCTATAAATATCAAAAGTGGATTTGTGTATCTTCAAAGAATAAACAATCTTGTAATATGCTCGTTCACAGGTGGGGCTTGGAGTTCTATTTCCTTTTATGGCAAAAATAACTCAAATTTCAAACGGAAATCTCACGCTAAACGATTTGATCTTTTAAGAACAAATGGAATACCAGTAGGTTTTCGCACTCCTCTAGCATTTATGTTACCGTTTTATGATGATAACGGAAATCAAGTAGGAATGGTTTATGTAGGTGGAACGGGGAACTATAACTATATTGAGTTGCGATTTAAAGAAGATGTGCCGACAGAAGATCTTGATTTAATGAGATTGCCTGTTATAACTTGGGTAACAAGCGAGCAATTCCCCGAAACCCTGCCTTAATATCCATATTGGCATAATAGATATTTTGAAACATCCGGATGTCTTTACGCATATTTTATGGCATTATTAAAACCCTGTAACTTTAGTAGTTTCGGAAAAATGTATAGTGTTTCGGAAATAAACAATATTACAGATGTATAATAAGCTGATTTTATTAGTTAAAAATTGGTGTTTTTAAATTTGTACGTTTTGACTTCAAAAGAGCATAATCCAGTATTTACGCTATCTAAAGTCAATTTTAATTCCGAAACCTTTTCTTATTTTTAGGTTTTAAAGATTAATAAAATCAATGAGGTTCAAAAACGTTTCGGAACGTGATTTGTGACAAAAAAAAGGCTCTTTAAATGAAGAGCCTTTTTTTATTTGGTAGGATTGAGTGGTTTTTCTTTTCTGATGTAATGTTGAGTGGTGCGTGCAGAAGTATGCCCAAGTTGTTTTCTTGCTCGTTCATCATCAATCATTAATGAAAGGTCTGTTGCTGCTTTAGCTCGAAGATCTCTCAATTGCACTTGGTTGATCTCTTCGGCTAGCTCTTTATATTTTCTTGATGCCGCATTACGGGTGTCTTTGAAATAATCTGTAAGTGATCTCCGCTCGAGTTTTCGCCCCC